TTATCTTTCTTTGTTCGTTGTTGAGGGGAAGTTCTGTTTCTAAGACTAAATCTACTTGTGCCCCATTACCGTAATAAGATGCAGCGTGTCTTAATTCAGAGATGGCTCTTCCAAAAGTGTTGTTTAAATATACTAAAGGATTTTCGCCATTCACTCCATCAAATCCCCAGGCTTTAAAGTGCAAAACTTCATCGTACCTCAATAATCTTTGACTCGTTTCCAAGTCATAATAAGTCATCTCGTCATCCTGGATAATCTGAAACCTTTCATCTATGATTTTAAGTTCTTGTACTGAACCTTGACTGTTTCTTACAATTTCTACTAATACATTACCAGCACTTGTCTTTGGAGAACCATTCAACAACCTACGCATAATCGTTTCTCGGAATGTAAATGTATCGTAGTGTGGAGATGGTCTATACTTGAGTAACTTGTATAAAGGGTGTGTTCTTGCTTCTTCTATTGTCTTATCATCTGGGTTTATTCGATATGGTATGAAGTCTATAGCAGCAAATTGTGTAGAAAGAATATCTACTGCTCTCCAAAAGGCTGGAACTTCTAAACTTGTCTTTGGATTGACATTTACCTTATGCTTGTTAGCATTAGAAAATAATGACCTCCACAACTGCCAATCTCTTGCTGGGCCAAGCGTGTTAGTCTTACTTCTAGAAAATATGTTAATTCTATCTAATAATCCCATTGAGTGCAAATATACAAATTATATAAACTCAATGTGTTACAGATTGTAACATTTTACTTATTAAGAGGCTTGTTGAACATATAAACTGCTAAAAGTAATTCTCCAACCAATCCAGTCCATATCGTTGTCTGAACAAATACGATTGCATTTTCAAATTGGTCAACTAACGCTATAGACTCTGCAATACTCTCTGTGTGCTTTGCAATCCATATTGTTGAAAATATACTACATAAAATAAAAATTGAACCTCTAATGTATGAATTTGCCATAATCATTTTAACTCCACCTAATCCAGCAGCAAACCTTAATCCTCCAAATACAAATCCTCCAATCCATGCTAAATTACCCACTATCTTCTTGTAGTGAATAATCTCTAATGTAGAGTTAAAGAATCCTAACACAATTATACAGAATATAAGAAATACTGGCGTGACTGCTGATATTGTTGCTACTAACCTTTTAGTAAACCTTTCAACTTTTTGTGAGTTTGTCATATTATTTTTTATTTAATATTTTGTACAAGTAACGATACTTTGCTACTCTAAATTGTTCGTAATTCTTAAATTTGTATTTCTTAAACCACATAAAGTATTCTGACTCTATAGCATTGTAAGCTGAACGATAAGATGTATATTGACTACAATGCTCAAAAAACCAAGCAAAATAACCCTCTTCAGTATAAAAGTATAATAATTCTTGTAACACTTCATAATCAACACTAAAAAACTTATGTCGCATATTCAAGATTCTATAATTAAGAAAGTAATAGACAAATTAGCATCACGATCTAAAGTAGGTATAGAAAAATACGGAACTACACTTGATAGAGATGATTTGTCTACTAAGGAATGGTTGATACACTTACAAGAAGAATTGATGGATGCTTGTGGGTACATAGAAAAACTTATCTCGTTAATTGAAGATAATGAATGATAGTATCAGCCTGGGCATGAGCAAAACAGTCTATGATTAGTGGTCTAAGTAAATGCTTTACATCTTCTGTATTGTCAAAAAACAAATGCTCAATTAACATCGCTGGACAATTGGTATATTTAAGTATATAAAAATTAGCCTCTTTATCGCTATCTCCATCACTATAGTCGGTGCGGAACGGAAATAATGACCCAAACTCTTTTTTACATTTAATGTAGTAGATTTCAGCCAACGTATCTGCATTCGTTTTACCCTTACTAGTAAATACTTCAATACCTCTAGCATTGTGATTAGGACTTGCGTTACTATGACTACTAATTACTACGCCTTGCTCATAAGATGTAAGTTCTTGATTTATTTTTAATACTCTTTCATATAAAGGCAAATCTTCTACTTCATCATGTACTTTTATTATCTTACAGTCATAACCCTTTAGTAAGTTATAGACTTTGTCTACAACTTCTCTGTTAAATAACCCTTCAAAGAAATATCCATCTTGTGTGTGACATGGAAAATCATGTTTAAACATTTTATTTGGGTAAGTCACATACTTATTGTCCTTAAACCCTCCATGACCAGCATCTAAAAAAACTACTTTCTTTTTCATTCTCTAGTATATATTATAGTACTTATTATAAGTGATGGTTTACCGAAGTTCGGAAAAACGCAATGTCGGTGACTAAATCCATCCAACAATTGAAGTCGCATCAAAGTTAGTTTCACTCGTATCTTCTATATGTTTACCTACACACATTGCTAATGCAACTGCACCATCTATCTTCTTTCTACCTCTCTTGTGATCTTTACCACTACCAGTAATTCTATCGGACTTATCCATCATCATCTGTCCTCCAGCATTCTTTCTAATTTCTACATTACTCAACATCCAAGACAACGCTTTATTACCATTGTGTCGTAATATCTTTTTACTTACTAGTTTCTGTATCTTAACTATTGGTTCAGTCATACGACTATAGTTTTGAGGAAATGATTCTGCTTGGAATCCTCTGTGATTTAAGTTATTAATCATCTCTGTAGCAAAAGCAGCATCAGCTAATATTCCCTTACAATTGTAACCACCAAAATATCCAATCCTTTCTTCAATGCGACTAGCCATATAACTTGTATCTGTAATGTTCCCAGGTGTTTCTAATACATAACCATCTCTAATCCATTGACTGTAACTTACTTTATGTTCTCTGCTTAACTTTTCAATCAATTCATCTGGCATAAACGTGTCTAATAAAACGTAATGGTTGTCATCGAACTCTGTAGAGGGCCAGTAATAACAAACAACACTTAAATCATCGTTCTTACCCAAGTCAAATCCAACATAAAAGTCTTTACCCTTTAACTGTTCCTCATCAAAGTCTAAATACGATTTATCCCAGTCATCTTCACTTATGTAGCTTTCTTTACTTTTTTGCCACATATTAAAGTTCTTTACTTTTGTACTGTTAAGAGTCATTCCACCTTCTTGTAGAGCAACATTAAGTGACTTCTCTAAAACATCATAAGAAGGCAAATCATCATCTACTCCTGGAGCAAACTGTATCCAATGTGATTTTTTCTTCCAGTCATCGTAATTGTCTAAACTAAAGATTAAAGGAAACACAGAGTCATTTTCAAATTTGTTCTTTAGCACATTTTCGTAATATTCCTCCTTTTCGGCTAATGGCCCATAAGGATGAAATCCTCGTGTTGTTGAATAGAGGATTAGAGGTTGTTTACGAAGTACCATACCGCTAACGAGATTATCGGGAACGCTTGTGTCTGGATATTCATGGAACTCATCAATAATGACTAAATGTGGATTTACCCCATCTAAACTACTTGCACCGTATGGAAGAGTCTTAATGTAATTATCAGTAGATGGTTGGAGAATCTTATGCTCCATCTTCGTGTCGTATATCTTTAGATCATCCTTAAAAGAGGGAAAATCATCAACTAACTGGTTAACTATACCTTTCGCAGACTTAAATGCGTGGAGTGCTTGTTCGGTTTTATTCGCAACTATGTAATTTTCAGCACTAAACTCTCCATCAAAGAAATTAAAGATAACTGCAAAGACTCCATCCATTTCTGACTTACCACCCTTCTTTGCCATATTAAGCATAGCCTCTCTAATCAACCTTGTGCCATTAGGCAACTTTAAACCAAAGATAGCACCCAAGAAAAACGCTTGATGTGGAAGTAAGTTAAATGGCTTTCCTCTCCAATCTCCTTTAGCATACTTGAATAGATGAACTATGTTTAAAATACGTTCTACTTCTTGTTCATCGTAATCATACTTTTTTCTTAAATCTTTAAACCTTTGTACTGCTAATTTCTCTCTCCACCCAGCATTCCTTGATCCACTATCTACATCTTTAATGTAGTCTTTTATCATTTTACTCTTTTCATTAGAGAAGTTAGTTGAGCGTGTCTACTTTCTTGTTCTGACATCTGTTTTTCTACTTTTACAGGCTTTGACTTTGGAAACATCTCCATTGTCACTAGATTACTCTTAATTGCATCCATCCATTTGTTGTATGCAGTAAAATACGGAGATACTTGTTTTGTACCATTCTTAAACTGATGTGTGTAACCACTTTTCATTAAATCTTGCTCTGCCATCTCTAATTTGACGTAAAGTTTAGCAGTATGCTTAATCAACTCTCTCTCTTTAGGCTTTAACTCTTCCACGTCAAACATACTTGACAATTCATCGTAATAATCTTGTTCTTTTCCAATTAGCTTCATAAGATAAATCCTTTATTTATAAATATTTAACACCCCCAAAGATAAAAGAATTTCACAAACCAATGACAATTTGTCAAACACCCTTGACATTACGTCAGAAAACCTCGTATTTTTACGAACGG